TTTGTCGGAAAACTTTTCACGACCAGAATAAATTCTGTGGATATTTTCTTCTACACTCCAGCCATTCTTTGTAGAGTAATCTTGGAAATCTGAATATAGCTGCTCGACAAGAGATGTCGTTGGTACGATAATTAGACCTTTTTTGTCTTGATCGGTCATGTATCTTGTGATAAGATATGCTATTAATGATTTACCTGATGCTGTTGGAGATATAAGCATTTGTCTACGATTACGTATGGAATACGCGAACGCTTCAATTTGATAGTCGCGAGCGTCAATATCTTTGTTACGACTCTGTATTTGCAGGGAGTCGGCATATTCCTTTGCTTCGTGAAGGGAGAAGGATGTCGTCTGAAGAACCTTATCATCATAGACGAGGGTGTATTTTCTTTCTTTAGCGAATGACTCAAGATGTGTTATGAGTCCGTAGTACAATGTGGATGTTCTAGTATCATACAAACGTATCTTGCCATCCCACACTCTGCTTTTGAACGCGGGAGTAAATTGATATCCAGGAACATAGAATGTGAAATACTCTGATATTTCGCGAGCGACACCGCGCTCGCAAGAGATCATTATGTATGCTTCATCTTTTTTTGCTACGATTATTTTTTCAGACACCTTGTGTAAACTTCTGCCATTCTATAGCGTTCTTCAGATTGAAGCTTCGCTGGTGGATTTCCTTGATGATCTTTTCGCAACAATCTACGAAAAGTTCCGTATAGTTTAATTTAGTCTGGATCTCCAACACATCATCATCGCCAGATATCATTGTGCTTATGTCTGCGCGAAGATACTTTTCACGCATTGGCTCCCAACCAAGTTCAGTCAGTTCATCTGTTCCGTTTAGCTTACCGTCATAATATCTCCACTTCAATTTGGTCAGTTTATTGAGATCAAATTGAAGTTTTTGACAACGCATCTTTTGCGTCTTGTACACTTCTATGTACTTTGAATGCAGGGACGATAGGCGAATGGATTCTGTACCAAGTTCCGTACTATCGATCTGTGAGTCTTTTTTCCACGACTCCATTAGGTCATCTATGTTCTTGATCATAATATAAATTCCTTGGAATATTAGTGCAATATACACTAAAACTCAAAGAATGTCAACATCAAAATAGGTATATCTGAATGATGCACGCGCAGATAGTATTGTGTTTGCATCGGCGGTATAATTGAACCCTATAGATGATACTGATGTGGGATAGCAGTTTCTAAACGTGACACGAATATTTGGTGTATTTTTATTTGACATGATTGTCATTGTTGCATCGCTGGTTGTTCCGCCAAAATCTTTATTTTCTTTTATCAAGCGACGATGTTGTTCAAAGTTTTTAGGGAATGTAAGACCAATAATCCAATTATGAATTTCAAGCCATGAGCGTAGGTCTTCATCTATCAAGAATGAGACATCGAATGGTTCATATCTTACTTTATCACCTGGCAAGTAATAGTCAACAAATGGGGTGCTTCTAGTCACTTCGGACATTGATAATCCTGGTAGACTGAAGTTTTGACAAAAATATATTAGATTAGGAAGTCTTGTAAACGACAACTGAAATTTTGTCGCCTGAAGAAAACTTGTATTTGTTGGTTGTTGATTTAATTTTGCCATAACTTACCTCTATAGTATTTATGAACAAAAAGAGGGGGAACCGAAGTTCCCCCTCAAGTTGTAGTAACGCTTTCTTATTGTTCTTCAGATCACAGAAGGTTTGAAACCTTGAAGATACGATAGTAGACGTTTGAACGATTTGATAGGCGTCCAAGACCTGCTGTTGTACCTTCAGCAAATGGATTTGCGACCATTCCGTAACGTGTCTTGAATCCGATACGTGGCTGGAATGTGTCTTGTCCGATTGCACGAACCATCTGTAGAGGAACATATGGGCAGTAGAACAGACCAGCGTCATAAGGTGATGTGCCCTTATAACCAACTGTTACTAGTTCAGATGTGTTTGTTCCTGCTGTTGTTGAACCGTAGTAAGGATCGATGTAGACCTTGATACGGTTGTGTAGAAGACCGGCAAATGTGTTGCCTGTGTCGTCTACCTGTAGATCAGCCTGAAGTGCTGGGGTATACTGTAGTACGCCTGCCATTGCCATTGCAGAAGCAACGTCAGATGAGCAGATTACTAGGTTACCCTTACCACGACGGGTTGCACGAGCAATTACGTTTGCTTCGCGTTCGATCTGGAAGATCAGACCCTTGAACTTTTCAACTGACCAACGACCATTTGAGTCTGTGTCTAGGTCGAATGTTCCTGCTGTTGTTGTACCAGCTGAGCAACCAAGTACAGCTGTAGAATATACTGTACGGATTACTTCACGGTTGATTTCTGCAAGAATTTCTGTTGACAGAATGTTTGCCAACTCAGTTTCTGCATCAAGACCATGAATTGCCTTCAAGTCCTGAGCAAGTTCTAGAGTGTATTCTGCCTTCAATGCACGCTCACGAGCAGTTACTGTAACTTTTTCGATTGAGAATGCCATTTCAGCAAATAGGTTTGTACCAGAGTCACCAAGAGCTTCACCCTGAGCTGTTGACATACCGTTACCAGTGTTGGCAAGAGTATAGTCTTCAATTCCTGGTGTAGAAGTCTGATGATTCTGTGATGCGCCGTTTGCACCAAGCTTGTTTGCAGCTGAGAACTTTGTGTTAGCTTCGTTGAAGAGAGCTTCTGTTCCAGTCTGTGAATCGTACTTTGAACGCATTGCGAAGATCAAGCCTGTTGGGCCTGTCATTGGCTGAACGCCGCAGATGTCGTATGCGATCAAGTTTGGAAGGGCACGACGAACCAGCGAGATCAAGATAGGATCGTAGTTGCTGATTGAGTTGCCTGTTGCGTTTGTTGGAGCTGATTCAGATAGGAACGAACGATCACCACCCATGAATGCTGCTTGCTGAGAAGAAGCAATCTGCTGGTTTTCAAGAACCATAGCTGTAACAGCTCTCTTGTAAGGGTCCGCGATCTTTGGAAGTTCTGGATGATCCAGAACAGGACCCCACTTGTTGACTAGTTGTTCAGTAAGTTGCATTTTTAGTAAACTCCTTTATTGACTATTATTTTAGAATTGTGCGACTAATTGACTTGACATATGCGTCCATGACTGGATCTGCACCTGTCTTGTTTTCTTTTTGCTTCTGTTCTGCAAGACTCTGTGCTTGTTCCACAACATCTGTTTCTTCATCAAGTCTTACGTTATTTGACTTTGATGATACTGTTGCAGGGAAATAGTTTTCGCGTAGTGTCTTGAGACCGTCTACGAAGTCTTCAATGCTTGTAAACTCAATGCCTTCCGACAATGACTTTAGCTTCTCGATTTGAGTTGCAGTTAGACCTTCGCAAATATCGTAAATTGCTTCCATTTTTTTGTATTCATTTAGATTTTTATTGATTTCAATTGTGGCAGCAATTTGTTCGTTTAGCTTGTTTTCCAGTTCAACGACATGAGCTGTCATTTCTTCAACAACGCTCACCTTTTCTTCTGGAATATCAATGTAGTGTTCTACGAACAGATTACGAAGACCTGCAATGAAGTCTTCGGTTAGTTCGGAACGAAGACCAGATTCAATTGCCAACTCGTTTTCCTTGACCCATTCTTCAACGACGTAATTTAGATAGTCGTCTACTTTTTCGGTCATTTCTTCCTTGAGTTGTTCAGAAACCTGCTCTAGAATTTCTGCATACTGTTCTTGAATTTGTTCTTCAATTTCTTTTGCTTTTGCATTTACAGCTGCTTCAAAGATTACTGCAGCCTTGTTCATGAAGTCTTCAGAAAGATTTTCACCATGGAAAAGAGCATCAAGGTCTTCCTTCATGGAATACTTTTCTTCTTTCATCTCTTTTTCGTCTTCTTCATCTTCATCTTCATCTTCTTTTTTGCTCTTTTTCTTTGAAGACTTTTCTTCTTCTTCCTCTTTTTCTTCTTCCTTCATCATTTTCTTATCTTCTTCTTCCTCTTCTTCTTCCATTTGAGAAGAAGCTGTCTTCATAGGCTCCTTAGAAGCAGGTGCTGGCTGTGCTCCTGGTGGCTTTGCTCCGGCAACTGCAGCAATAGCCTTTGTGATGCCAGCTTCATCAGCAGTAGAAATAGCTTGCTGAATTAGTGCTGGATGACCTTCTTGACCAGGTGTAGCAACTGAAGGATTGTAACCTGTTGAACCGTATGGTTCAGATACTCTTGACATTGGTGCCAAAGAAGCCATATTGCCTGAAAGAATGGCTGCAGCTGCTTCAGCTAGATTTTTCTTTGCCATGTTTACTATTACTCCTTTATATTTGACTATTTATACAATTAAAGTTTTGAAAGAAAGTTTTTGAATTGGCGTAGTGCGACTTCTTCAAAATCTCTTCTACTTGCCTCATTCAAAGCTTTTTTTGCGCGGTCATAATTAACTTCTTTCCACTGACCATTTTGAATTACCCATTCTTTACCCTCCATGATGCCTCTTACAAATGCATCTGGTGCTGAAGGATCTGCAACAATGTCTGCTGCTGTAGCCAGATAAAAATCATCTTGTACCATATTCACACCGTTTCTGGCTTTTAGCGAACCTAGTCCTCTAGAGGATACACCCAACTTGGCGCCTTCATCAATCAAATTCTTCACAATTTTTCCATAAGGAGTGTCTAGTATCTTAGCTTTACCCAC